TTCTACTACTAAGTCCCATCCATTCATTACGTCTGTGTAATCTCCTACTTCTTCGTCTTGAGCTAATGCTAATAACGCTTTGTAGATTGTTACACCAAATCCCCATAAACGAACACCTTTATCTTCTTCACCTTTTACAATAACTGGTGCGAAAATACGTGTCTTGGGGTTAAGTTTACCGGCTAATGTCCAGTTATCCTTATCTGAAGTCTTCTTTAATTCCTTAATGAACTCTTCAATAGGATCTTGTTTTCCAAAATTAGATAATGCGGCCATAGGGTATTTACCAATTCCATAGTGAAACTTCACTTCCTTGAATGGAAGATTAGGATCATACATAGATGGTACAATACGAATAGTGCTTTTACCGTTTTCGGGTTTCCAGAAAGTAGCTGAATAGTCTACCTTCTCTCTTTCTTGTCCGCCGTTGTTTAACGCAGACAGCTTTGCTTTGATTGCATCTAGATTCATAATATAACTTTAATTGTTTATAACTTATTAAATATACGAACTTTCTCTCAATTATCCAACTCTACGATCTTAAATAATTTAGTATTTACTCTTTTTAATTCCGGACCTTTCGTCAATAGAATACAGTTTTTGTAGTCTGTCCAGTTAATTTTAAAAGAAGTGTCTAATACTCCGTTGTTAAGTTCTTTGATTAGTGTATTGAGTGCGTTGATCGTATATAAGGTATTTGCTTCTTTCTTTCGATGCACTAAGATAGTGTTATCAATAAAGTTAGAAACATTACCAAAATCTACATTGTATGTGCAGATATACTCGTCTTGGCTTTTGGAATACAAAACGAATATTTTATTATAGATAATTCTATATTTTTGTACTATATTTTCTAATGTCGCCTCTAGTTCCTCTCCTGTAGAGAAGGTGCAAAACAGCTTATTACTCATATCCTCAGTTAAATATATTTGATCGATATCGTAATTGAATCGATGTTGAGACATAACATTTTCCATTGTGTAGTTATAAATATTAAAAGGTTTTATAAAACCAGGTTTTCTGATGTTTTTATTTTAACTGGGTATTTTTTATTTTCACTTAGTATTAGTGCTAATTCATTTAGTATATGCTCTCCGTCTTCTTTAGCATAATCAAATAGTATTGCATCGTAAGTATAAAGAGCTATTTTTGTCTTCTTATCTCTAAGATACTTTAACACTTCTTTTAAGATAAGAACATTTCTTGCAGTTTCCAACGATTGCATGATATAGTTCATAAGTTTCTGCGGATGCATTTCCTTAAGGTGCTTATTAAAGGGTTTATTACTTATCGGAGTTCTTACTACTCCTTTAGAAAACTCATCCCATAGTTGATCTATGTACTTAGTTAGCTTTACAAAAATCTCTAAGTTCTTATATCCGTCTGGTATTCTTCCGTAGATTGCCTGGAAGTTAATTTGTTTTGCTTGTGCGTATTCTTCTTCTGTTAAATCCTCTTTACCGAAGTAATACTTACCTAAAGCTTTATGAGCGGATTCTCCTTCTATCTTAAAGTCAATTTGCTCTGATAATAGTCTTAGGTGGTATCCGTCGAAGTCAAATTCAACAAAACAATCATGCTGCGGTATAATAGCTTTTCTAAACTCCTCTCCTTTAGGTATAGCTGCAAAGTTTATACTATTAAAAGCATTAGTAGGTCTTGATGTACTGTTATATAGGTTATAATATGTATATGTAATATTATCCTTTATATTATACTTAGGAGTATTTGGTTTAAATAAGTCTATAAAGGGTTGGTATACTACTCGAAGTCCGTGTTGTTCTAGTAAGTAAAATACTTTAACAGCTACATCATTATAAAATTTAAAAGTATCTTCTTTAGGTTCTTCTATATACTTCTCTATTGAATCAAATACCTTTTCACTTTGTTCATGTAACTTAGATAGCGGAATTATTTGATTAATATTATCAAAGTCTTTAAACCTGTTATAAAACCAGTTTATTGTTGATATTTTACTTGGAAGTTCTATTTTATCGTAGTACCAAAAAGCTCTCCATAAGCTTATATCTACTGCATCTATAAGTGGAAAATGGTATAACAGATTTTTCTTATCTAATACATAAATCCTTTTATAAGCTTTTAAGAGATCATATACCTCTTCTTTGCTTACGTTTAACCCTTCATCATGGTTTATAGGAATAATGTAACCTCCTGAGTCATCTAGGGGTCTTATGTATATTGCTACAGTTGTTGTGAATTTAGGATGAAAATAGTCGTTAGATGAAATTACATCTACATAGACATCAATATCCGGGTAACTACGTAGCCTATCAAGCTGCTGTTTATTTTCTACTATATAAAACATTTCTTATAACCTTTTACTTAATATACGAACTAATCTGTTAAGATCAAACTTAACATTGCTTAATGTCGTAAAGTTTTCCTTCCCTATTAATCTTTGCAGTATAGTCTCCATATCCTTCTACACGGATAGTGTAGTACAGTTCGTAAGATTCTGGTGATTGTATCTTTGGATTTAAGTTTGGTATTCTTCTAATAGGTTGGTAAATATTTTGTTTAACAGCATTCTTAGTTCTATAATATACCACATCCTTTTTAGGATTTCCTTGATCATCTAGTAAAGGTCCTTCTTGGTTATATAGCTTCATACTTACCGGAACAAAAGATCCGCATGATCTTTCTGCGCTAGGGTTGCCGACTTGTGCTTGATACCATGTTAATGATTTTGCGTATGCTGCGGTTGAGTCAGCACTTTGTGTTCCTTCGGTGGCAGCTGCTTCTCCTGCACTTACTTCTGATTGAGGTAATTCAGGAAGAGGTGGTAGCTGTTCTTCTTCTATTACTTTTTTACTAGTTACACTAACTACAGTAAGTCCTTGAGTTTCTAAAGTAGTTACTTCGTTCTTCTCTTTCTTTATTTGTTTAAATTTAGAAGCTTCTTCTACTACAAATTGCCTTAAGTCAGAAAGAAATTCAGTCATTCCAGGTATAGCTTCTTCTGCTTGTAAAACAACGTCTCTATTCCTAGCTATTGCTCCAGGGTAACTATATCCATTAACTATTTCATCTTCGGAGGGTCCTAGGAGGTTCCACTCTAACTTAGTTCTTCTATAGTACCCCTTATCAGCGATACTCTTATATGTTTCTGATGTTATTTCTTTTATTTCACTGTTTCTTACATCCTGTAAAAAGTATCTTCTGAAAGATCCTTGTATATAATCTTCTTCTGTTGGTTTAGGGTAGTAAAAGGCTTCCGAAGATTTATTCTTAAGACCTGGAGCTACCATATTATAGGCAGGGTTAGATCCTACATTTTCGATAAGTAATGTAGCTTTAGCAAAGTTACCTTTTAGTAGATCCTCTAAAGCTACTTTATACTTACTTCCCCATGAAGTAGCAACACCTACTAAATCGTCTACCGGTTGACTTAACAAATCAGTATACTTAGCATAGTCGGTAGACGGTTCACCTGTAGCTTGTCCAAGTGCTTCAATAACATATTGAGAACCTGGTACGTAACTTAGTATGTCGCTTTTAATATCTGCCATTCTATAATTTTATCTCTTTATTATTAAGGAGGACATAAGAAAACTTATTTGTTTTATTTTTTTTCTCACTCTTACCTACCAATTCCATTAACCTATTGTGTTGTTTTATATTTGCAAATACCTGACAACCTGCTGACCAGTTATCAATTGTCTTGTTTGCTGCTGTTGATGCTCCTGAATTGTGTAGTTGCATACCTCCACCGTCGCTAAATAAACCTGCCATATTTTTACCTAATGAACCTACCGGTGTAACTGCTAAAGTAAGCCAGTTATCACTGTAGTTCTTATCTCTGTGTGCAGATTGACTTGAAACTGATCTTAAGGCACTGTGTGGTGACTTACTCCCTCCATGGTGCATACCTCTTGTATACTGATTTATGAATTGTTTCTCTTTCATAATACCAACTCCATTTGCATTCTTACTTTGTGAAGCAAATTTACTATTAGTAGATAAAGCAAAACTTGCTCCAGGTACTGTTGTGGCTGGGTAGCTTTCTGCAAATTGTTGTCCGTTTTCTATCCATGCTACAATTACAACATCAGTAAATCTATTAGTTAATGGGTGTTTTACACCTCCTGCTCCATCACTAACCTGTCCTGCTGTGTTTCTAACACCTACAATATTTAATTGCAATTCTCCGCTATACCAGGTATATTTCTTTCTCTCAACAGCTGCTTTTACTGCATTATAAGAAACGTTTGTTCCTAATGCCGTTTGAGTTTGTAACTTATCTGTAGCATTTGGATCTACTGGTGTTCCATCATCTTTCGGTGGTGGTTTTAATTGAGGCACTGCTGTTCCTCCAGAAGCTCCCATACTAGCTAAGTAACCAGCTCCGCCGCTACCCGTAAACTTACTTAGGTTGTACATTAATGCACCTATTTCAGTTTTCCAACCTCCTTCATCTATTTTATGATCTACTTTTGTTATAATAAATCCTATAGCATTTTGTGAATATGCTGATGGGAGTACTTTAGTTGTAGCTTCAGAAAGCCTGAATGTTTCTCCTATTCTAAAACCACCAATACCGTGTAAAGTAAAAGAAAGTTCAACCGGTATCGTACCTGGTGCGGGGATTCCATCGCTTTCTGCAACAGCTCCTAAGGCTTGGGATTGAGCTGTTTGATGTCCTGATTGTATTCCTTTAAATAAATCAGGGTCGTATTGCTGGTCTGTAAACATTCCAACTCCGTTAAATTTATCAAAAGCCTCTTTACATCTATCGTTCCACTCAGCCTTAGCTTTTGCTGCTGCTTTTAGTGCATCTTTATCGTCTTTATCTAATTGTTCACTACCTTCGTTAGTTCTTGGAAAAATTCTATCATAGTGCCCTCTATTCCATTGTAGCATTTCAGCTACATTTTGTTTTGTACCTGTACCAGATGCTTGAGCCCCGATGGAAACCATACTAGCTAGCTTATTAGTAATTTTAGATTCAGTTTTAAAATCATATGCGAAAGATCCTAAACCTACTAAGTCTATTATTGCAGGTTGTAGCGCTTTTGGTGAAAGTCTGCATTTTCTATCTACAATGGCCCATTCATCAAACTCTTCATCATAGTTCAAATCAAATTCATTAACTCCTCCAAGTGCCTCTCCTACTCCACCTAATATAGACTTTATTACATCAAAAACACCAGGTTCATTTTCTTTTGCTTGATCATCATCATAAATTGCATCTAATTTCTCATAAAGGTATAAATTAGAAACACATATATCTAATACATCATCCGAGTTTTTAAATTTAGCTGTAATCTTTGCATGAAGATCAGATTCTGCTGGTTTAGCTTCCCAGAATGCATTTTTGCTATTCAAATTAGGAATAACACATACAAACGGATTTATACTGTGGTGCTGTGGGTGTGTAAAGTAGTTATTATAATGGTTAACGTAGTTAGGATTTACGGTGCCGGATTCTTTCCTGTAGAAGTTTGTTTTTGTTTTAAACGTAACAGCTTTTTGCTTATTTCCTTTAAACATCATTGAAGTATTTAATACTTCTAGTATTGTTCTTAAACTTATATAAATAAAAACACAAGAATCATCGAAAAAAGATGTAGGTGATTTTATATCAAAACCACTTACACTTGCAGCAAATAGACTAGTAGCATCAAGTTTACTTGCAAAACCAGGAGATGATAATGCTATAGCAGAAGCGCAATCGCTACCGTCTAGTACTCCAGTCTTCCCAAGACCGCCGGCTAGTTCTAATCTTTTGCAAAAATAATGTAATATACTTTTTCGCTCAGATTTATCAGCGTTTCCTTTTACTAAAGATGCAGTATCTTTTTCTAATATATTTGGATCAAAAGATGATTTAATTGATTCAATAACTTCTCCTTTTGATATTAAACTTAACTTTATATCATAGGTTCCGTCTGCATTTAAAGTCCAGTTGAAGTTTTTACATATTGCAAGCATCGCGTCGTAATTCCCGTGTGAGTCAGACTTTGCTTGTGACATTGCTGCTTGTATATCGTCATACTTTCCTCCATTTAAAAATGTCTGTCCAGCACGTTGTATTATTGTGCTCTGTTTCCCATCCTTGTCTATATAAACTGTATGCCCCCACTCTAATAAAAAACTAAAACCGGGGCGGCAATATAAGTCATATATTATTTCAAAATCTCCTACATTAAATGCTTTAACTGATATCTCTACATCTCTTAATGCACCAAATGTTCCTTTTGATTTTACATTTGCGTCTATAATACCTGGGCGTGGTGTAAAGCTTCTTTCATCTGCGCCTATACTTCTACTATAACCTACCGGATCGCCTGGGGCAATATCTTTTTGGAAGGCTAATCCTCCTTCTAGTTTAAAGTCAATTGAACTATACTTTGCTCCTGTGACGCTTGAGTATAGATTTATAAAAGGAGAATTACCGTGGAGAGCAGAAAGACCATCTGCAAATCCATTTAATCTCTCTTCTACGGAATTACCTTTTTTTAAATACTTACTTCTTGCAGTTAATTGGCTAGTTACAAATGGTTGTAAAGTTCCTCCTAAAAATTGTGCCATTATCGTTCTCTATTTACCTTCTGAAATGATAATATTATAGAATTCTTATCATGAGGTATTCTTAGTTGTTCTCCAGGTGTTGGTATTAAGTTATACCTGCTATGTGTATTAGCACTCGCAATAATCCACCACAAAGATGAGTCTTTGTAGTATTGTAAGGCTAGCGTATCGTAACGATCTCCTCCTGTGGTTATAACATAGAAATCATCCTCATGTTCCGGAATATCAGGATAGATAGGGTTACGTTTGTATCGCACTCCATCTGCTGTTTTATATTCTCCTATAAGTGTATATCTATCCATTATTTTAATTTACGAAATTTATCGCTTAAATCCAAAATATTCTTTACCTGTTTGCGCTACCTCTGGGGTAAATGTATGTATTACTGTCATATCGAGAGCAACATTCAATACGTGTGGTATTTCTGATTTTCCTTCTAGGTCTGCATCTATTTCCCACGGTGTTGCTAAATCCCATGTTAACCCTACACTATTAAAAAGTACTGGTTGATTATGAAAATAAGTTCCTATATCTAATATAACATAAGTTCCTCTCATATAAATGCCGCCTGCACCGTATGTTGGTGCTGTAGCAGAAGCTAATTTATTAAGTCTCTGGTAGTATCTTACTAGTTCGTCATAATTTGAACCTGCTACTTTAAATCCAAGTGATGCTTTTCTTTCAAAGCCTCCATAGTTGTAGAAAGATTCACCACGTCCTACAAACCTTTGTGCGTTCCATGTAGCACTATAGTTATCTGTTAGGCTATCTAAAAATGCCCAAAAATGTAATGTTTCTTTAGCTTCTGGTGTTACAATGGTAAAAGTAAAAGGAATCATTTCCTCATTTCTTTCTATATTTGTACCAGCTACGTCTTTCTCTTTACGAACACTATCTTTAGCAGCAATACTCTTTGTTGTGTAGGCACCTGCTCCTCCTGATCCTTTTTGTTTAAAGTCTCTTACTACTGCATTACTACCTACATTCTTCTGATAGTTTCCTTCATCAGGAAAATTTAAAGTAGAAGGCGCTTTACCTGGTGCTTTATCTCCCTGTACTACTTCCCCGCTTGTTTGTATATACGGTTGTAATTTATTCTCTTTTACAGCGGCACCGACTTTAGGTGTCTTATTACCTGCTTCAGCTTCCTCTGCGTTTAACTTGTTAGTAGACTTCTGGAATGGATCTTTATTATCTCTAGTTCGAGCTGCTGTAATGTCGTATTTTGCTTCTTCTTCTGTTTTTAAGTCCGCTAATGGTGTTTGAAACTTTTCAATTACATCACCTGGAGAATCATTTTCTAGTCTAGTAGGTACGGTTATATCTGTGCTTAGACCTTCTGATCCTTTTAAAAGACTTCTACCATCCTGTCTTACATAGGTACTATCAATGTTTACTTTTAACTCTTGATCAATCCTATCTAAGCCTTCGTTTGGTGTTCTATACCCTTCTAAACCGGTATTATCCGGTATTACTTTTCCATTCTCTCTTGCTAAAAGACTACCATCTTGTTTAATGTAGCTTTGTGCAATATCTATAGGGCGAGCATCTTTAAACTCAATCTCATCAGTAAACTGAGTATCTATCATAGGTCTGTAACCTTCTTCACCTCTATGGTCAAGGATTACATTCTTACCGTTTAAGACACTTTTTGCTCCGTTTACTCCTCCGGTACCTGCTGTGGTTTTTAGAAACCTATCTAACCATGTACTTCTTTGTCCGCCTTGCTTTAAGTATTCATTTCCTCCAAAGCCAATAACAAAGTGGGTACCTGTTCCATTAACAGGTACTTGTGCTAAAGTACTTCCGATGACTTTTGCGGTATTGCCTAGTGTATTGAGTAACTTTCTCCCAAAGCCTTTCTTTTCATTATAAGCAAAATTTAATGTTGCTTGATGTAAAGTCCACTTTAATCCGGGAGTATCAACTAGTAGTTTACTTATTCTTCTAAGATCATCTACTCGTGCAGTTACTTCATTACCTAGTACATTATACCGAGGTGGATTGTTTATATCTTTTTCGATATAAGGTCCTGCATCTCCGTACTTTAAGCTCTTAAGATTGGTCTGAAGAGGTAGTAAAGGCATACTTATACTGGAGGATTATCTAAATACTTAGAAGGTGTAGCACCGTTTAGGTCTAAACCTGATGTTGCTTTAGTAAACTCTGGTAAGTTGTTAATAGAAGAGGTCTTATGTTGAGTAGATTTTCCTGTAGCACCTACTGGTACTTTTGGAGTCTTACCCTTCAATCCTAATCTAGAATTTGGAGTTTGATTGTCTAAAATTCCTTTCATTGTTTTTAATTTATTAGTT